ACTAAAAATCACCTCTCATTTATCAGGAAGTGAGACCTCTTACATTCTGGCCAGTCTAGATTGATATCTCCTAACATGGGCGCAGAACGAGACTAGAAATAGTAGGATATGTTACGATTCTAACCTCCTAAAGTCAGCTTGTCGATTAAAGCCAGTTACGGTACTCCAAACTTTGGAACGATAGTATTCATGTAAAGTTACACGCTTTCGTCGTTTGGGTACAGGTGGCTGTAAGAAATAATCTGATCTCCAGAATTTGTAAATATCCAGGAATCCTTGATGTGTCTGTACTCTACAAAATATTTCATTGAGAGTTGGAAATTCTACGAAATTAAATTCGCTAAGAACCTCCTCGGGTAGTGCTTTGAATATGCCAATTACATTCTTTCTTTTAAATGGAATTTGATATTCAAGGGGTAGCTTGGAACGGTAATGATCATAGACACGTTTGCAAAACATATAAAATGTTGTGTTAACGCCACATGATGCATAAGCCATACCGACAGCACGCATACACATATCTTCATCATTACAATGACGCTCTGGGTAAGCTAGCTGGGCTACTAATTTGCCAATATCACGATGTGGTAGACCATTTTTGTTGGTGTACCCAATTACTTCGATTTTATTCTTGTTGGCAGTAAAAGTGGACTTTTCTTGGTTGAGTTTCATACCAAAAATCTTTTCTGCATAATTAGTTATCGAATTTAATAATTGTTCATGACTTCTTTTACCTGTAGGTAAAAAGATAACGTTGTCGTCTCCCATTACGAATATGTGATTCGCCAATAATGTTTTCATAGTCCATCCGCTTTTAAGTTGTATATAACTAAAAACAAATAAATTAATCCATGAATCCAGGAATTGGGTCATCAATATTCCGGATGGTACTCCAGCGTTGATGCGACGGTAGGCATTACCGTCAGGTGTAATAAAAATCATATCTTTATACCACTTCTTCACAAATGAAATTAGGTTTCTAACTTTATTTGGAAATAAGTCTGGAATCTCTTGATTCTCAGGTTGTGGTGAAGATTGGGTCCCATGAGCTTTTGACTCTTGTTGAAAATTGTGAACATGCGCTTGGTAATTCCAAATTAATGCATATCCATTATCAACGAGAATTTTTCTCGGTAACCATTCATCAAAGAATAAATCTATTACTTTAAATGGTGCTAATTGATCAAATGAACTCCAATCTAACATCAAATATCTTTGATATTCTGTCGCAGTTCTATTTATATAATCCATTCCTCCTCGAATTGTTTCCAGACCATACATAATGCAATTTTCTTCTTTTCTGCATTGTGCTAGTAGTGGCCAAAACAACATGCATTCTAACCTTAAAAGTAATAAAGGAGCACAGTAAACTGGGCGTACCTTTAACTTTTCACGTTTTGAGATATGTGATCTCACTAACATTTCAGTCGGATGCTTTAAAAACCATTTATGCAATTCTAAATTAGCGTTCTTTCCGCTCGTTGGAACGAAAGGGTAGCCATATAGTTTTATATTATGACAAACGGTTCTGTCTCGGTAGAGATGGGTGTTAATAAACCAGTGTTTCTTAGATGGTGATTTAGCTTCTTCGGGATGATTTACCTTTGCTTCAGCCAATCGCGTTTTTGAATGCGAATGATAGTAATCAACCTTGGTAGCTAAATTCCATTTGTAGAATCTAGTGTCACACCAATGTACAATATCATACGGTTGTATTTCCATGAATCTATCGATTGCCAGAAATGTCGCTTCACATGTATCACGATCTAGGTTTTTAATCGGTTTCGTTTGTTTGTTGAAATCGTTAAAAACAGCGTCAACGTCTGCTTTTGGACGGCAGTACGTGTATAACACGTTCGTGTACTCCATAAATTCGCCTCGAATTATTTCCTCGACACCTGTCATTGGTTTTGGGCCAAATTGAGATTGTTCAAGGTTCGTTTGTAAAAACGATTGATTGACGTGGTAAACGTATTGTGGATAACCTTTAATACCTGTTTTAGGAATTCGGTTGTCCTCAAATTTACGATCATTGTCAATTTTGAAAAATTCAAAGTCAGTCATTTTATGAGTGAAAAATATTGTATATATTGTAGTATA